TCTCTAGGTCGTGCATGTCATGAGATGGATATGTTTGATGATGCTATTAAATACTTCTTAAAGTCAGCAGAATTAGACCCTAGCTATGCACTAGCTTATGCTAACGCTTCAGCTTCACTCGTTCAGATGTCAAGATGGGATGATGCAGAGAAGTCTGCAAAGATGGCTTTAGAATGCAATCCTAACGAATTACACGCACAATTAAACCTAGCTCATAGTTACCTTGCTAAAGGTGAATGGGTTAAAGGTTGGGAAGAATGGAACAAGTCATTAGGTGGTAAGTTCCGTAAAGAATTAGTTTATAAAGACGAACCTAGATGGGATGGCTCATCCGGTAAAGACTTAGTTATTTATGGTGAACAAGGTTTAGGTGATGAGATATTCTACGCATCATGTATACCAGACGCTATAGACATTAGTAAGCAAGTCTACATAGACTGTGATGAAAGATTAGAAACATTATTTAAACGTAGTTTCCCTAAAGCAATTGTTCATGGAACACGTAAAGCAAAAGAAGTGGAGTGGATAAATGACATTACAATTGATGCAAGATGTGCAATTGGTGGGTTACCTCAGTTTTTCAGGACAACAAATAAATCTTTTCCTGGGACTCCTTTTCTAGTACCTGATACAGATAAGGTTGAGATGTGGAAAGCCATGTTTAAACCATGGGGTAAAACAGTCATAGGTATCACTACTAAAGGCGGTACGTTTAGAACTAACTCTAAAGGTAGACAGCTTACAGAAGAAGACTTACAACCACTATTAAGACGCAAAGATATACAGTTAGTTAGCTTAGATTATAGCGTAGAAAGCAAAATTGAAGGCATTAAGTACCTAGAATTAGCATCTGACGCAAAAGATTATGATGATACAGCAGCTCTTATAGCAGCTTGTGATATGGTTTTAGGGGTCAATACTACAGCTTTACATTGTAGTGCCGCTATGGGCGTTAAAACATGGTGCTTAGTACCTAAATACCACCAATGGAGATATGCTCAAGTAAGTATGCCTTGGTATAGACACATGAGACTTATTTATCAAGACGATAGAACATGGAAAGAAGTCATTGAACAACTTAATCTCTAACGAATATAGAGAAATGCAGGCAAAATTGCATGAAAATCCTGAATATGGGATAGCAAGTACGTTCTTTGCACCTATTGTTGATGATGTTATACAAAGTTTTGGTATTAAGAGTTTATTAGACTACGGTGCAGGTAAATGTAGACTAAGAGATAGCATTAAATCAGAAGTAATCTACACTCCGTATGAACCTAGTAACCCATTATGGAGTCAAACACCAGAACCAAACGAATTTGTTACATGTATAGACGTTCTTGAACACATAGAACCTGAATTACTAGACAATGTACTAGATGATTTAAAAAGAGTAGTAGATAAATACGGACTATTTACAATACATACTGGTCCGGCAATGAAAATATTACCAGACGGTAGAAACGCACATCTCATACAACAACCTTTAGAGTGGTGGAATAAACATCTCAGCACTCGCTTTACTGTAGTTAAACAAGTAAAGATAGATAATGGTTGTATCGTATTAGTTAAAAAACAATAAGGATTACGAATGGCATTTACAAACTATACTAGCTTTGTATCAACAGTAGAAAGCTATCTAGCTAGAACAGACTTAACAACTGTTATCCCTGACTTTGTTCAGATGGCACAGTTAAGAATGAGTCGTGACTTACGAACAGAAGCTATGTTAAAGGTTGCAACTACTACACCTTCTGATAATAAGGTAGCGTTTCCTAGTGACTTCTTAGAGTTAAGAGAGATGCACTTTCAGGGTAACCCACCTATTATCTTAGAGTACCAATCACCTGACTTGTTCTTCCGTAATGGTCAAACATCATTATCAGGTCGTTCACATTACTTTACAATGTTAGGCACAGAGTTTCAATTTGCACCAAGTCAAAACTCTGATTACACAATTCAAATTTTATATTATGCTCAACCTACATTTATCTCTAGCACAACTTCTAGTAACTTGTTCTTAGCATACTATCCAGATGCTTTACTATACGCAACATTAGCAGAAGCAGAACCTTATTTAATGAATGACCCTAGAGTAGCAACATGGTCAGCATTATATGACAGAGCAATTGCTAATATCAAAACAAGTGACTTAGGTCAAACATACGCATACACCACATTAAACGTAACACCACGATAAGGAAACTATTATGTCCGAAATGAGTAATTATTTAGAGAACGCTTTAATTAACGTAACTCTAAGAGCAACAGCTTATACAGCACCAGCAACAGTTTATGTATCACTATGGACTTCAGACCCTACAGACGCAGGTAGTGGTACAGAAGTATCTGGTGGTTCATACGCTAGAACTGCAGTCACATTTGCTGCACCTTCTAACGGTGTAACTACTAACTCTGCTGACGTTACATTCCCAACAGCAACAGCTTCATGGGGAACAGTAGGTTGGATTGGTATTAATGATGCTTTAACAACAGGCAACTTACTTTACCATTCACCTTTAGATACATCTAAAACAATTGACTCTGGTGACATCTTTAAGATTTCAACAGGCAACCTTTCAGTTACATTAGCTTAAGGATAATTCATGGCGTTAGTCGTCAAGGATAGAGTCCAAGAGACTTCTACTACTACAGGCACAGGCACTATTACGCTTGCTGGTGCAGTATCTGGCTTCCAATCATTCTCTGCAATAGGTAACGGTAATACTACTTACTACGCTATTGTATTAGGTTCAGAATGGGAAGTAGGTCTAGGTACATACACATCTTCAGGCACTACTTTATCTCGTGATACTATATTAGAGTCTAGCAATGGTGGCACAGCAGTAAACTTTAGTGCAGGTACAAAGAATGTATTTGTTACATATCCTGCTGAAAAAGCTGTTTACCAAGATGCTAATGGTGATGCTTATGCACCACAGTTTGCTGCATCTAACGGACTTAATGTTAATAACGGAACTATAGCAACATCTTACACATTCCCTACAGGATATAATTCTGTAGAAGCAGGTGATGTTACTATCTCTGGAAGTGTTACAGTTACCGTTCCTTCTACTTCTCGTTGGGTGATAGTATGAGTACAATTATAAATGCAACTACAACCAATGGTGTTGTTATACAACCTGATAATAGTGGCTCATTAGTATTACAAACTAATAGCGGTACTACAGCACTTACTATAAGCACAGCACAAAATGCTACGTTTGCTGGTACTGTCGCAGTCCCTACAGGAACTTTATATCCTTTAGTATCAAGTACAGCAGTAACTTCTACATCAGGCACAAGTATTGACTTTACAAGTATTCCATCTTGGGTAAAACGTATTACTGTAATGTTTAGCGGAGTCAGTACAAGTGGTACTGCTAATCCTTTAATTCAAATTGGAACTGGTGGAACTCCAACAACATCAGGATATGTTTCATCAAGCTCTCAATTATCTTCTGCTGCATTTGTTATATCATCTACAGCAGGATATATTATATATTCAAATGCTGCTGGATTTGTATTTAGTGGAGCATTAACAATTACTAATGTGTCTGGAAATATTTGGGTTGCTTCTGGAACATTAGCAAATACAGCAGTTTCAGCCGCAACATTTACTACTGCTGGAACATTGACATTAGGCGGAACTTTAAATATGGTTCGTATTACCACATCTAACGGCACAGACACCTTTGATGCTGGTTCAGTTAATATATTGTACGAATAGGAATTAATATGAGAACAGAATTAAACGTTATTACTGGTGAAATTACAGAACATGAAGATGCATTAGTTACATGGGAAGTTCCTGTAGAAATATTACAACCTAAACCAACTGTAGAACAATTACAAGCTCAATTGGCAGATATTGCTGCTCAATTACAAGCATTACAAGGTAATAACTAATGGCTAAACTAATACTTAACGGTTCTACTTCAGGTTCAGTCACACTAGAGTCTCCAGCAGTATCAGGTACAACTACGCTTACATTGCCTACTACAAGTGGTACTGTGATTACTACAGCC